TTCCATTGTGTCGAATTACCTGTAGGTGTTGTTACGTTTCCACCTACATATAATGGAGTATTAAAAATTGAAGTATTAGAACTATTGACAGCAAATAATGTATTTCCGTATATATCTTCAACCAAGAATGCATAATCAGTGACACTTGAACCATTTCCGGTAAAGACAATTCCACCAACAGCACATAGAGTTCCTAATATTGTTGCATTACCAGAAACATTAACATTACCATTTACATCTAACTTCTGAGTTGGATTAGTTACACCAATACCAACATTTCCAATGTTTTGCGTCAGAACCAAATTATTATTTGGATTTATTAAAATATTATTTGAAGAACCTAGACCTAGATCACCATATGAATTTCCAACTGATGAAAGATCTAAATCAAAATAAAGAGGTGTATTATTAACACCAAGTCTTCCATTTATTACCCCACCACTTAATGGTAAAAATGAATTGTTTAAATATGAATTTGTAGCAAATTTATTCCCAGAAATTTTTGTATCAGCCAACGAAGCAATCCAAGATGGATCCGAATAAGATCCATTTGTATATACTCCATTTGTAACACTACCAGCATTACCAGTTACATTACCAGTTACATTACCACTTAAAGATCCTAAAATGTTTGCTCTTAATGTATCAATAGTAAATGTTGGATTACTATAATTTAATGTTGGCGAATCAAGTGGTTCAGAAGTTAACCCACTGAATAAACTCCAATAATTATTTTGAGCAGATCTTACTAAACCCGTATGTTGGTATATTCCTGATTTAAAATGACCAACAAATCCAATATCATATACATTACCAGTAGTATCCGATAATGAATTGTTAAGGTAAAGAATTGGAGAAGAAAGAGAAAGAGTGGAAGTATTTAATACAATACCAGATCCCGCAACATAAAGATTTCCACCTACGTTGAGGTCACCGGGCGTTCTGAATGAATTAGGTATTGTTAAGACGACTGATCCATTATTATTAATTGCTTGTATTTGATATGTTGTTCCATTTATAGCAGTTACAGCACCATAAGTTGTGCTAAGATTTGAAATATTTGTATAAGCAGAATTCCAATTACCAGAAACATTATTAATAACCGTATTTTGAACAAAAGAACTTGAAGTGTTTTGATAAACACTGGTAGGTAATAATGTAGAAGTAGAAGAAGCAAAAGAAGTTTGATAACTATTAAAATCCGTAGTTTTAAGTAACTGACTTGTAAGATTACTTGTAATAGTTAAAGGAGTTAAAAGTCCAGAAGTACTTTGAAGTAAAGTATTGGTAGAAAAAGAACCAGATGTGTTTTGGTAACTTGTAGAAATATCATATGCTTTATTCCAATTACCAGAAACACTTAAAAAACTCAAATTAACAGAACTTAAATATGCAGAACTATTGGTTATAAGATTAGTATATGCAATATTACCACCAACCCAATTACTAGATATTGATTTAATGTCAGTGCCTTGATAATTCCAATTTAATGCAGAATTAGAACTAACTGTGGAATAAACTGAATTCCAATTTGAACTATTTGATGTTACTACAGTATTAATTGATACTTGATTTGGTAATGCTGCTCCAATTAAATGACTACCATCTCCATAAAAAACACCAGATAATGAAATAGCAGAAACTGAATTAAACTTTGCATTATTTTGATTTAACGTAACCCAATCAAATGAATAATTCCAGTTAGAACTATTAGAATTAACTAAACTATCAACATTTATTATATCTGAAGAATTATTAATTATGAAAGTTGTTACAAATTGTTGATTTTGTCCAATTCCACTATTAGCATTAACATATGCATAAACTGATATATTATTTGAACTTTGTTGTGAAAAATTAGTGTATGTAGAATTCCATAAATCAGAACTTAAACCACCAACAACTGTATTATAAGCATAATTCCAATTAGCACTATTAGAATTTAATAAACTATATGTTGAATCTTGATTTGATGTTAAACCATTTACTGTTACATAAACAGAATCCCATGAACCATATTTACTTAATATAAAATTATTTAAAACATTAAATGCAGATAAATCAGTTTTTAATAATAGAGCACTTAATGTAGCATTTGAAATTGGTTTGTTTAAATCACTCGTGTTATCAACCTGATTAAGATTAAAATCAGCATTTGTTAGAATTATCGTACCGACTCTACCATTTACGCTGGTAACTAATGATCCTTCAGTAATAACATTAACATTATCCTGTGTTATGTTATCATTTATAACAACATAATCAGATGTTGTAGTATCATTAATGATAATCTGATCACAATCACTCATTTTAATTTTGTGTTACGTGACTAGTTATAGGCCATTTTCCTTCTAACCACGTTTTAACTTCACCCGTTGATAATGTTAATTTAAGATCATAAACATATGTTGCAGGAGGAACATCTACAATTTGTGCTGGAATATCTAAAATACCAGAAGTAGGATTTACAAACATAATAGTATCATCATCTGAACTAAATTCTAAAACTACTGGCGAATCAATCTGAAATCTAACTTGCATCTTTGCGGTTGCATTAGTTAAATCAATTGCAGAACCATTTCTAGATATTGTAATACCAGCGATACCTTTCCATGTATCACCAGCTTTATGGGCGGGAATGTCGTAAATCACTCAAATAATTACCTTTAAACCCACTTCAATTGTTCTGGTGTTTTTAAAATACTACCATCTTCTCCCGTAATTTCATCTGATGTAAAAAATTTAGAATCAATTGTATATATTTTATTAACAACCTCCTCCATCTTTTTAAACATCCAACCTTTTATTGTGAAATTAGTTGTTGCAGTTAAACGATATGGCTGAGTACCAGTTAAATTGTCTGGATATTGAATGTTTATATTTCCATTCCATAAAACTTCATTCCTAAGTTCATAAGGAGTACCCGAAACTGTCAAGTCTGGCAATTTCCAAGAAATTATAATGTATGGATCAAAATAAGGTATAAAATTTGAAAGAATTTGATCCATATCAGCTTGATATCTAGTAGCAATTGTCATATCTACTCCAATATTAATTGGAACTGGTTGTGGTATCTTTTTAAAAAATGAACCTGATTTATCTAATGGGTCAAAATTAACATCAAACCCATCAATTTTATTAAAAACTCTAGAATTATCTCTTTGTATACTTGATAAGTTTACAGCAATTACAGGAACTGTTAATCCACCTGCCGCTGGACTATTTAAATTGCTGAAAACTCTCTGTTTTGGAGAATAAACAAATAAAACTTTTTCTCCACTTAATGGCGAAACAATATTATTATCTTTATCATATCTTTTTATGATAATATCATTTATTGCTCCAATAAATTGAGCTATAAGAGTTTGAGCCTCGAAGTAAAAAGTATAATTCTTCATCTATGGTAATAATTACCACATAAAAGAACTTAACTCTGGTTTAAATCTTTTAAATTGATTTTACCAATCAAACTATTCTTAATTTCTTCAACATCTAAAACTTTTCTAATACAATTACAAATTTGATACTGATATGTTTGATTATCTCTTCCTCTATGACCTCTACCGTAACAAATTTTACAATTATTTGGCTTTTTTAACAAAGGAAGCTGTCCCATATCTAATAATTTTATATCAGATTCTAGAATTTCATAAAATGTACCTGAATATGCGGAATATATTGTTTTAGTTTGCTTCATAAATTTTATTCACATGAAATTGTTATTATTGTATCCCAAAATTTATTTCCTGCAACTTTTGAAGGATATAAAATTAAATTTGTTTCGATTTCTGGGGCTAATTTGGCTAAAGTTTTGATTCTATAATCGAAATATACAAGATTATCTTCTTTGTGAATTTCAACTGCAAATGGAATTGGAATTTCTACCTTTTCTTTTTTCTTTTTTTCCGTATCCATTATAAAACTAAGATAAAAATTCTTTTGATGAAAAAGAAGTAATTTACCTTCCTTTAAAATTTTATTTTTAAGCTCTAAACTTAATGTTTTTTGTAAAAGAAATTTACAAGCTTCTTCTAAATGTGTACCATGTATTGTCATTTGGACATAAAGTTTATTTTACCTGCTTCAGACATTGGCTTAATTACATTTTCAAACCAATCTAAAAATGATTTCATAGGTGTCGTACTAACAACTGAAACAACTTCAATAGATTCCGTTGGAACATTCCTCCAATCTTGCATTAAAATATCCCACAATGTACATAAACCTTTTGATTTTGCATTATATGGAGGAGGATTTATCGGTTTTTTATATTTTAAAGTATTAATCCCAAAAGTTGATTTCAATAATCTTTGATCTACTGTTGCAAGCATTCTACGTGTTGAAGGACTAACGTATTTATTTCTTCTTGTAAATTTAATCTCCACTATGTTCTTAGAACATAGCGTATATAACCCTTCAACACTAATTGCCATAACTTACTTCTTTTTCTTATTTACCTTTTCTATATTTTCTGGCTCACATACGCCAAAAATTCTACCTTCATTCAAGAAAACAATATGTTTAAGGTTATTCATATTTGCAACTGAAATTCCCTTATCATTTGGGAATACAATTATGTCTCCTTCTTTTACAGTTTTACAATCTGGTCCAGCAAGAAGAACTTTTGCAAGTCTCCATGTGAAATTTACAGTATTAATTGGAACCCAAATACTTCCTCTTTTAATTTCAGTACCATCTTCATTTAAATCAATATATTGACACATCAATATATCATCTAGAACTTTAGTAATATTCCAACCATCTAAATTTAAATCATTGCCTAAATAATTGTCTAGTTGTACTTTGCCGCCAATGCGGTCTTCTTGTTTGGGACGTTGTATCATAGATTTATTTATTGTTTTCGTTTAAGAACGCAAGGGTTTGATTATATACATGTAATTCCTTTTGGGAAATTTGCATATTTTCACACAACATATAAAAATTTTCATCAATCTCTTCATCTTCCTTTGATGGTTTCTTTATATAGTTTATAGTCTTCGCATATTTTGGTATAACTACACGATAAAATTTTGCAAGAACTTCTTCATCTTGAAGATTCCACCTATTAGTTGTCGAATTTACTATCTGTGCAATTGGTTTGCTTGCCATAGACAACCATCTATTAGCAATATATCCAATATTCTTGATGAATTCTGGTTTATTATTTGTAGCTTTCGTTATCCATTCGAGATATGGAAAAA